ACCTCAAAGCTGAATTGCTCAAAGGGGTAGGACCTACTGCGTTTACATATAACGTCAACTATGTCTTCGTTATCTTCTTTTAGTTTAAGCTGTATCTGTGTCTCTGTTTTCTTCTCAAGGAATGAACCCAAGTGTCCTGTAGGTTTGTCGCTATTAAAGTTACTGTGGATAACTACCATAATGTGAACATTATACTCTTCACTCCATCTCATTATCTCTTGGACTATAGCTGCTGATTCCTTGATGTCGTTAACGTCTAACACTAAGTCAGCAACACCATCGATAATAACAAGTCCTGTTTCGTCTTGGTATTTATGTAAGTACCAATCGATAAACTTTACCCTTTCATTTGCAGGCAATGTCCTCATTGCATACGGGTCGTAATCCAAGCCATCGTATTTCGATATATCTAATACTCTACGGAATACCTTTTGAGCGTGGAATATACCTTGCTCAGTATCAAAGTGTACTAACCTAAGGTCTTCTCTATGCCCTCTTATTGCGCCTGTGCAGTCCGTTTTATCGGACAGGTAGGCTCCTGCAATCATTGATATGAAGAATGTCTTCTTACTTTTTGGTGGTGCTTGTACAAAGCTAAAGTTTCCATAGGTTCCTATGGGTGTTGGATATGTGTCGTCTTTTGATTTGTATGTGCCGTAGCTAACGGCTATTGGTGGGTACTCAACCTCTGCGTATGGGTTTACCGATAATTCTGCTCTTAATTGTTCGTATCTCTCGTCTAATGTCATCTCTCTTAAAATTAGTGGTTAAAAAAGGGTGAGGTTTTAAGCCCACCCTTTAAGTAAAACAAAAGAGACAACACTAGAACTCTAAATTAGAGTCAAGAGTTTCGGTTTCGGCTGGAGTTAAATCTCTAGCCGTTTTTATATTCCCATCAGTCCAGACAACTTTGCCGTTTCCGATATAGGTTTTATTGGTTTTAGCTTCACGCTCCTCTTTTGATTGAGCGTAGAAGACGGATACATTCTGACCGTATTGAGACAACTCATCACGAGTTGCTACGGTTAGATTAAGGTATTGACCTTTATTTAATTTACTTTTATCGATTTTCTTTACATCGATTGAGATTTCAGTTAATGCTGCCATATTTATTTATTTACAAGTTTAATTTTCGCTGCATCTGAAATGTTGTATTTCAGCTGCACCTTTTCTATGTTACCTCCGTTATCCATATAGTTCTTTACTTTATCGAACTCAGGGGTATTCGGTTTAAGAATAGCTTTATTTACATCAACCTTTTTAGGTTGAGCAGTAGCTGTCTTTCCGTGTGTGTTAGTCGCATCAGCATCTTTGGTGTCATCAATTAAGAATAAACCGTTTAATGCATACTTGCGAGCGTATGAAGAAGAAGAACCAAACGACTGGGCAATATCCATTCCCTTTCTGTTTGGGTCAACCCCAGCCTGCGCACTTACGGTAATTTCGTCTGTGCCGTCAGTAATCTTAGCCAATGCTTCAATAAATGGAATTTCTCCATTGTAGAATTGGTCGTCTATAGTCAGAACAAGTCCTTGCTCTGCGAGAAGCGGTTTGACAGCCTCAAGGATGTCTTCACAGCTTCGGTAGTTATACTTGCCAAAGTTATTCCTTTGGTTCTTCGGTGCTTTCAGTCTCCCCTGAATAGCAACCAACTTATTTACTAGCGTAGTCATAGCACAAATATATACATTATTTTTGATTTACAAAATAATATTAAAGTTGTTGAAGTTATCTTTGTATTTGTTGTTTACGCATAATCTAAACGCCTTCTGACCGTTATTAGGTAATATAAAAAACCCCTTGTGCTTTTCGTGCCATACAGCAAAAAAATCAACCTCCTCTTTAGAGTAATATTTTTTACCTGATTTTATTTCAATCTGAGGAGTCTTCTGTTTGTTAGATGTATATCTGTTATCTGACATATATTTAACTTGAAATTTATACATCAAATTATCTTTCTCTAATATACAATCGTAAGGAGAAGAACCTAATAAAGGCATAGAAACATTAAAACCGCTCTCCATAGCCTTTGTTACAAACTTGTATTCCGCAAAACAACCTTTCTGATTTATGTCCATATGTGCGGTATTATGAGTTTATCTCTTCATACTCCTCACACTTAAAAGACAACATACCGATTTTTATATCACTTTCGTGGCACTCCTGTTTGAGGTTTTTAATCAGCGTATTATTTTCTCTGCATTCTAAGTGTAAGTTAGCCACATATACGGCTATCTCATTCAGTGATTGCACGACCTGAGGGTCGTGGTCTTTTAGTGTCTGTGATATTAAGTCGAAGTTATTGTAAAAGTTTATTTCGTGTATTGCATCCATATCTTTTTGTTTTATGTTGTTAGTGTAGTAATTGTTAAAATAATTTATGCTGTATATATTTATTTTTTATTTCGTAAGAGGCGTCATAGTTTGTATTGTCTCCTTTAGGGTAGTCATATACATTGAAATGGTTTTTTATTATTTTTATATTTTTACGTTTAAACGACTTATCTCCACAAACGTAGAAATACCTGTGCTTTCTTTTTTGAGGAATAATCTCACCTCCATTGCTTGTCCAGTTTTCGTTTTTGGTCTTTTTCTTGTCTATGTAAAAACCTAATTTAGACATAGTTTCAGGAATATGTCTCTCGTGAAACTCCTTCCCATTATAAAAGAATTTGTTGACACCTCTCTTATCTTTCTGGTTAACCCTCCCAGCTCCAGTATATATCCAATTAGTAGCCTGATATATGTAGCCGTTATGCCCGTTGTTTGGGTCTGCATAAGAAACAACGCAATAGTTACCTATATCCCTCAATATCTTACCAACAAAAAAAGATAAAGCGTTTTTTTCCATTAATTCATTTGTTACTAACCTATTTAGTTCTAAATATGTACCTTTCTCAAACAACTTACTTAAGAAAGGTGTTGGAGGCATACCTAATGTACATACACCAACAACTTCTAAACCTTTAAACAATGCAAAGGCGAACATTACGTTACACCTTCTCTTAGCGTAGTGTTTGTTTAGTATCCACTCCTCCACATCTTTATAGTCTACTCTTTGTACGTTATACTTATTCAAATATATTATCTTAAGGGTTTTAATTATTTAACCAACACTAACACTATAATATCTGCTAATATATAAAACTTTTTCTAAATGCCTAATGTAATATTATTACATACAATTTATTTGTATGTAATAGTATATATAATATATAATATAATAATAATATATAATATAATAATAAAGTATAATATATAATATAATATAGGGCGTAATCCCTTTAAAGGGGATTAGCCCCTTTATTTTATACTTCCTTCGTGTATCATATCGAAATTAAATATAGAATCAGCCTTCATATCATCGTTGTCTACATAAAGGTAGTTACGGTGTATGCCTATCCGTGTGAAGCCTGCTTCAAGCAGGGCTGCTATTATCCGATATCGTTTGTAGGAGTGTTTACACTGTATTACGGCTGCTCTGCCGATTAGGTGTGATGAATGCTCAAGTTCGTTTATTTTACCTCTGCATCCGTAACAGACAAATCCTTTAAGCACTTTGAACTTTAGCTCGGCTAAATCCCTTGCCTCATCCAACATCTTCAGGAAGTGTCTATCCATATTCTTGAAGCCCGTAGAATGCTTATCGCACCACTGACAGTCAAATTCTTCGTACTCGAAATGTTTAAGCTCGTGTATACCCACTGCGTTTAAGAATTAGCCTACTGCGTTTAATGATTAACGCCCTTGACCTCTATAAGCTTTCTTGTGTCCTCTCTTGCCTGGTGATGCGTTTTTAGAATGCACACCTGGTCTTTTTGTTTTCTTGCCTCCGCTATAGAGACTATCTATCTTCTTTGCCACTTTTCTTGTTCTTTTCCCAAGTTCTACCTACGAAATAAGCCCCATAAACCGTTATAAGTAGGCTTTGAAAGATTGGCACATACTGCTCCTGTACTCTAAACCCACCTATGTTACCATCCGTAAAAGCTAGTAGGGTAAACATAGTTGTTAGAAACACCAACACCAAAGGACGTATGTTCTTTGACAAGAACGAGTCCGATTGCATATCGTACTTCCAACGCTCCGTTACTTGGTCCTGTGCCTCCTTGTCAGCCTGCTCAAGTAGCTCCTGAAGCTTCTGCTTGGCTTCTAAGCGTTCTTCATCACTTGTGTGGAGGTTGTCTATTACTTTCCCAATATCCTTCAGTAAACCGCCTGTAATGGCTTGAAATAGCTTCTTCATTAGTATAACCAAGTTAAGTTTTGTGTCTTGTCTGTGTCGATATCAGCGTGAATAAAGGTTTTAGCAACCCCAATGCGTTTAAAGCCTACGTCTAAAAGGCAGGTAATTAAGTTGTGTCTGTCCCTTGAGTTATCGCAATGGATATCCACAGCCAATCCTTTGAGATGGCTGCTGGATTCTACACCACCAACCTCTTCATTCCAGAAAGGCGTTCTGAACCCACTGGTTATATGAATAGGCTTGTCAAACTTATCTCTAACCTCATCAAGCATCACTAAAATACGCTTGTCCATCATCTGACCACTACCCTGTACGTCAGGACTGTCAAACTCTGAATAGTTAAAGTATCTTAACATAAACCGCAATGTACGCAAATATCACACATTATTTCTTCTTTTTTAACTCGTACCACTTTTGAATGGTGTAACCAATAGTAACTACTAACAAAAGTATCTTAAGGCTATCTTCTAATATATCCATTGTACTAACTGTAATAGCTGATAAGTTGATTACGTAAAGTTTAAACGAGTTTAAATCCATAATTAAAAGTTTCTACCTAAAAAGGTGTGTACACCGTTTCCTTCAACGGTTATTTCGTAAGACTTCCATCCATAAGGACTTTCGTCTAAATCGTTCCACAGCACGTCTATGCTGTACTTGTCTGCGTATTCAGGCTCTACTGACCACTCATCGTTTTCATCATCCCATACAGGCTCATTCGTAATGATATGTCCTAAATGTACAATAGTATGGCTTCCCTCCAAGTAAGAATGTCCGTCTATCTCGCTATGTGGAAGCGAGGCAATCTTTTGCTCTGCCTGTTCCTTTGAGTTAAATTCGTATTTCTTAAATAGTTCCATTAGCTTGTTAGTGTTGTTAGTTCCGCATCTGTTAGTGCTTCGTTAAATACCATTAGTTGATGTATTTTAGCAAACACATTTTGTGAGCCATCTGTTGCTCTATTTTCAAAATTAACTCTATCCAAACCGCTTAATGTAAATGCTTCAGTTCTTGTAAGTACTTTAGTTCCGTTTATAAAGCAATCTGTGTTACCTGATTTATACTTTATAGCTATTTTATTTCTATTTTTTGGTGTTTGACCGCTTACCGCTATACTACTAAAAAAAGTGTTGTTTGTGCTTCCTGCGGAAAAAGCTATAACTCCTGCAACAGTTGTAAATTCTATACTTACAAAATCTGTACTTCCGTCTGAAAGTGATATTTTTCTTGCGGTTGTTCCGTCTCCTAATGCTTCTAAATCAGCAAACAAAACACCTTCGCTATCATTAAATAAAGCATCATTTCCACCTTCTATGCATCTGTCTTGTGTCCTTGTAGTGCTTCCTGACGAAAGGTTTGGTATATATGAAGTT